ACTGCTTCGCCGTGTTCGCGGTCGCCGTGTTCGTGCTGCTGGCGGTCGTCAGCGCGTGCGCGTGGCGGGTGCCGAAGAAAGATAAAGTGGATTAAAACGCGATGACTGATTATACGCTGTTTGGTTCTTATACACCCGGCGGGGGGCCTGATGGTGATACGAGCGCCGTAAATCTAGGGATTTATTTTTATTCAACAGACCCCGGTAACGTTATCGGTGTCCGCTTTTATAAATCCACTGATAATACAGGCACACACATCGGCGCTTTGTGGTCAACGGGCGGTAGCAAACTTGCGGAAGTAACGTTTACGGGCGAAACCGCTAGCGGTTGGCAACAAATGTTATTTTCGCCCTCATATGCGGTTACTCCTAACACAACTTATGTTATTTCATATCATACAGATGTTGGGCGTTATTATAAAAATGCGGGCTGGTGGAGTTCGGATTATACAAGCGGCCCATTAGTATCACCATCAACAGGCATCGGGTTCGGCAACGGGGTTTATGCGTACAGTAGTTCGGTAGTCATCCCTTCGAATGCAACCGGCGCGTTTTACTGGGTCGATGTCCTGTTCTCTACAGGTTCATCCGGCAATCTACTGAATCCCCAACGGCTCGACGGTTTAGGCGGCCCATATTTCAGAGGTCTTGAATAATGAAACTCATTGTCACAAAGGGAACAACCAGCTTTACGGCGATGATCTTTATTCAAGACTCGTCATCCACCACTGGGGCAGGGCTAACCGGCCTCGCGTACAACTCGGCTTCGTTGACGTGGTATTACCGCCGACAGGACGCCGGGAACGCAGGCGGGACGGCGGTCACACTGGCAACGGCGACCAAGGGCACGTGGACATCGGGCGGCTTCGTTGAGGTGGACAGTACCAATATGCCGGGCATGTATGAAATCGGCATCCCGAATGCCGCACTTGCAACCGGCGCATCATGGGTATTGATGGAACTTAAAGGCGCGACCAATATGGCGCAGTTGCCTATCGAAATTCAACTGGTGAGTTTCGACCTGCAAACGGCGACGCAGTCTGTTAACCTCGTGCAAATCCTCGGTACTGCGCTCACTGAAACCGTTTCAGGGTATCTAGCGGCGGGCTTTAAGAAGTTGTTAGACGTAGCAACCCCCGTCTTTACACTGGCTAGTATTATTCAGACAGGCGATAGTTATAGCCGCATCGGTTCGGCGGGCGTTGGACTGACTAACTTAGGCGATACACGCATTGCAAATCTCGATGCAACGGTTAGCAGCCGACTTGCGCCCACCGTTCCTAGTCGCACATTAGACGTGAGCACGGGCGGCGAAGCGGGTCTGGATTGGGCTAACGTGGGCAGTCCGTCATCGTCTGTCAACTTAAGCAACACCACCACGAACACAGTAACAACCGCCCTCAACCTGACCAACAACAACGATAAGACCGGCTACGACCTCAGCGCGGGCGCGATCACGAGCATCTGGGCAGCGCTGACCAGCGGACTGACAACCTCTGGCAGTATCGGCAAGTTGATTGTTGATAACCTGAACGCCACCATTAGCAGCGTGAAAGCGTTGTTACCCGCCGCCCTCGTTGGCGGGCGTATGGATAGCAGCCTCGGCGCGATCCAATCCGGTGTCGATTTCAGCGCCACCATGAAGGCCAGCCTCGACTCCTCGACGCCCGCCAGTATTCAGGGTGCAGTCGGAAGCGTGACGGGCAATGTCGGAGGTAACGTGGTCGGCTCAGTCGGTTCGGTGTCCGGTGCTGTGGGCAGCGTAACCGGAAGCGTCGGCGGTAACGTTACGGGCAGCGTCGGCAGCCTCGGCACGACCGCGCAGGCCAACGTCAAGACGCAGGTGGTCAACGCCTTAACGGTGGACACCTACAGCGAGGAAAGCTCGATACCCGGAACCACGTTTACGCTGAAGCAAGCCATCACAGTCGCCTTTATGGCCTTCCGTAACAAGATGACACAAACCGCATCGACCTCCACGCTGCGCAACGCCAACGACAGCGGCACGGTGGCAACGAGCACGGTTAGCGACGACGGCACCACGTTCACGAAGGGCAAGTATTCATGATCGACACCGCGCAAAAACGGCAGATCGCGTTACGCGTCCCGTTTGCGGTAACGCCGCTGCCATCGGGAACGGTGGACGCCACCGAACGCGCGGCACTCGTGGGCGTGTATCTGGAAACGGGCGTCACACCGGACATCGTCGGCATCCTGTCCGTATCATTCGAAGCGTTTGCACCCGATATTACCTTTGTAGGGCGATCCGCATGACTGCGATAACTCAACTGCCTATCTATGCGGTGGAACAATCCACCTATGAAATCGACGTCACGTTCTCGACGCGCGGCGGCCTGTTTGCGCCGAACGCGGGGTTGACGTGGACGCTCACGAATGCACAGGGCGCAGTCATCAACGGACGCGAAGACGTCGCTATCGATAGCGCATCCGTCGTGACTGTTGTTCTCAGCGGTGACGATCTCGCGCTGTTCAGTTCGCAGCCAGCACAGCGGTTTCTAACCATTAAGGGCACGTACAACAGCGACGCGGGCACGAACCTGCCGTTGAAAGGGCAGGCGCAGTTTACAGTTGTTAACTTGGTGGCGGTGGGGAATGCGTGAAACTTGGAAAAACCGCATCGTCGGTTATGACGTGGTCGAAGCCGATCAACTGCTTGCCCATCCTTCAAATTGGAGGATTCATCCGAAGGCGCAGCAGGACGCGCTCACAGGTGTCCTCGATGACGTGGGATGGGTGCAGGAAATCATCGTCAACAAGACAACCGGTCACGTTGTTGACGGTCACATGCGCGTCGAAGTCGCGTTGACACGCGGCGAAAGCGTACCTGTTAAGTATGTGGAACTCAGCGAGGCGGAAGAACAACTGATCCTCGCCACCATTGACCCGATTAGCGCGATGGCTGCCACCGATGCCGCGCAACTCGAAGCCCTGCTTGCGAACGTCAACAGCGACAGCGCAGCCGTGCAAGCGATGTTGGCAGAACTCGCCGAGAACGCGGGTATCGTAAGCGAACCCGAAGCCGCAGAGGACGCGGGCGCACAGATCGACCGCGCCGACGAACTCTTGCAACTGTGGCAGGTGAAGCGCGGGCAACTATGGGTTATCCCTAGCAAGTCAGGCAAAGGGGAGCATCGCCTGCTATGCGGCGACAGCACGAACGCCGAGGACGTGGCGGTGATCTTGCAGCGCATGGCGGACATGGGATTAGAACCGCGATTGAGTGAGTAACTATGGCACGTAAGAGCAAATACACGCCCGAAACGGTGACCAAAATAACACAGGCCATCTCAATGGGCGCTACTTACGAGCTTTCCTGTGCATATGCGGGGATTTCCTATGACACGTTTAACGAGTGGCGTAAGGAGAAATCCGAGTTTTCCGACGCAGTAAAAGAAGCCGAAGGACGCGCCGTTGTCGGTTGGCTTGCGAAAATCGAGAAAGCCGCCAACGATGGAAGCTGGCAGGCGGCAGCGTGGAAGCTGGAACGGCGATACCCGCGTGAATACGGGCGAACGGTGGTTGAAAACCGCAATTATGATGCTAAGGACTTAGAGAAGCTATCCGATGATGAACTCCGCGCCATCGCAGAAGGCAAAGATTAGGGCCGCCGCAATCCTTGAACTCAGAAGGCGGGCGGCGGAAGGCGAAATCAAAACAGCACCGCTTACCTTCGATGACCTGTCCATTGTCAACAAGCACAACAAGCGCGTCACGTTCAATCTGAACAGAGCGCAGCAGCACTATTACGACCACCGCACCGGACGCGATTTAATCCTGAAGGCGCGGCAGTTGGGTATGTCGGCATTTATTGAGGGTGACTGTACCCTTGAAGCCTGCAACGAAACGGCGCGCATCGCGATCCTTGCGCACGACGACCGGACGACGCAGGCGCTGCGCCGGATGACAAAGAACTTTTGGCTAAGTATCGACCCGCTCAAACGTCCACACCGGACGCTGGACAACGCGACAACGGTTGTCTACGAGAACACGAACAGCGAAGTGACGATCACGACCGCAGGCAGCACCGAGGCCGGACGTGGCAGCACGTACACGCGGGTGCATGGTAGCGAGGTCGCGTTCTGGAAAGACGCCGAAAGCATCATGGCAGGCATCATGCAAGGTGTTCCCGCACACGGGCGCATCGAACTCGAAAGCACGCCGAACGGGGCGCAGGGTTGGTTCTACGATCAATGCATGATGGCACTTGACCCGAACAGCGGCAGCGAGTGGACACTTCACTTTTATGAGTGGTGGTGGGATGACGAATACCGTATCCCGCTTGAAGACGGTGAGGTGATTACCTACACCGAGGACGAGCAACGATTAGCCGATCAGCATAACTTAGACCCCGACCAAATCAAATGGCGGCGCAGCAAACAACGCGAACTCGGCGCGAAGTTTCCGCAGGAGTATCCTGAGGACATTCATTCCTGTTTCCTAACATCCGGCAACAGCGTCTTCGGCGACTTCGCGAAAGCGTTGTACACGCTGCCAGCGGACGCGAAGCCCGACCCGAAACACGATTACATCGGCGGCGTCGATTGGGGCCAGTCGAAGAACTACACCGCGTTATCCATCATTGATGCCACCGATAACCGCGAGGTGGTGGTGTGGCGTATGAACCATGCCGCCTATGCGGACATGCGGCGGGAAATCGTGCGCTTGTGTGACTACTGGCGTGTCAGTCATTTATACGTCGAAAAGAACAGCGCGTCATCGAATGTCGAAGCGATCCAGAACGAATTCGAAGAACTCCAAAAGGATCGCCCGCGCGATGGCGTGCATACGGCGGTGATCGCGTTCGTGACCACCAACAAGCGGAAGGCCGAGATGGTCAATTCATTGTATCAGGGTATCCACGAGGATGAACTTAAACTCCTGAACGTACCCTATGCAACTTCCGAGTTACGTCAATATCAAAGCGTTCAGACCGTGCAAGGCGTCTGGACTTACGATTGCCCTGAGACACCCGATGGCGCACACGGCGACACTGTTATTGGCCGTATGGCGGCTTATTGGGGATGTACACGGCGTATCCCTTCAGAATGGTAATTCATGACGCTTCAATCAATTGATAACCGAACATTGGGGCGCTATCCATCCAAGCAGGCCCTAGAGAATTCGCGCAAAGGCTTCGTCGATAGCTACGCGGGCATCGGCTTCGCGGGCACGTTTGGCGTCGGCGGTGTCGGGCGTAATCAGGACATCGCGCCGACCAAGTACGGGGCGGCGTCCGCTTACCGTTTAGTCCCGCCGATTAACCGCGCGGTGAACCTGCGGGCGGACGCTCACGAGTCCTTACCTTGGAAGATTATCAGGAACAAGACCAACGACCCCGCGAATGATGTCGTCATTGCACGGTCAACGGATAACCACCCGGCACACCCGTTCGCGCGGGCGCTGATGCGGTTACGACGGCGTCAGAAGGCGTCGTTGTTCTGGCTCATGGAATACGCCGATCTCGTGTACGGTGAAATCTTCGTTGAGTACATGTTCAACGATGTCAAGGTGGCAGGGCTAAACTGGCTCAACCCGTTAGCCGTGTACATCGAAACCCGCAACGGCGTGATCACGCGCTTCCTGTACAGCGATTTGAACGGCGAGGCTTATATCCCGCTTGCGCCGGATGAGGTCGCCTATGATCGCACGTTAAACCCGTTTGACGACTGGCGCGGGCTATCTCGCGTCAACGTGGCGGTGGACAAGGTCAACGTTTACCGCAACACCAACCGCTTCATCGAGGCGTTCTTCCGCAACAACGCGCAGCCGGGCGGCACGGTATCGCCACCGGACAGCGAAACGCATTGGACGGATAACGAGCGCGACATTATCAAGAACGAATTCCGGCGTAACATGCAGGGTTCGGACAATAGCTTTAGTTGGTTGGTCGCCCCGCGTCCGCTTAAAATTGATAGCTTTACACCGCCGAACATTAAAGAGCAGTACGACATTAACGATCCCGTCATGCGGGAAATCTATACCGTGTTCGGCGTCCCGTTAGCGATGGCAGGGGATACCAACGGCACCGATTACCAGAACCAAGACGCCACGCTGACATGGTTCTATCAGAACACGGTTATTCCTGCTGCTAAGAAACGGCAGTTCTTTGTTAATACAGACTTGCTGCCATACTTTGATCCCGAAGGCGACTGCCGCTTCGAGTTCGACACGACCGCCTTCGATCTCGTGAGCGCCGACGACGAAATCCGGTCGCGGGTCAGCAAAGACAACTACGTAAGCGGCTTGTGGACGCTGAATGAGAGCCGGACGTATACCAAGAAACCGCCGCTTCCTGATGGCGATACGGTACTGCAACCGACCAGCGCGAGGCCGAACGTCTTCAACGACACCACGAACCCGCAGGCGGGCGAACCGAACGGGACGACGCAGCAGACGCAAGCGGCGAACCAGATTGTACAGTCGAAGAACCCAGAACTACCCGCGAAGGCGGCAACCCAGAATTCTAGTGCATATGTGTATCTACCGTTGTCAAATAACGCGCAATTGGTGGCAATTCAGAACCAGCTTAAGCCGCTATTAGGTGACGGTATCAACTATCAAGACCCGCAGACGTTCCATGTAACATTGTTGTATTGCAATGACATTCCAGATCATGACCTGAATGAGATTGTCGAGCGCGGGATAGCGTTTGACAACATCCCGATTACGGGTTCGAAGTTGGGGCTGTTCGAAAATGGCGACGAACGCGCATTGCATATTGAAGTGGACTTACACCCCGCGTTGACAAAGCTACAGAAAACAATCCATGCGCATTTCTTGGATCACGGTTACGAAAAAGAGGTGTCGGCGTTCAGTCAACCTGATAGTTACAAACCTCACATAACGCTAGCTTACCTACCCAAGAATATCGAAATGCCTCACATGGCTATTTCATTAGCGGAGTCGGTTAACAGCTTTGTTTATGCACGTGATGACTACAAAACTTTTGCTGTAACAACAAGCACAAAAGCGTTACCCGCTATCATCGAGGGCAAGGCGACGCAGGCGACCGCCGATGACGAGCTTCGCGCGTGGCAGAAGAAGGCCACGAAGAACTGGAAAGCGCCGTTTGAACCCATCAAATTACGCGGTGATTTAGGCGATTTTATAGCCGCAGGTATCACCGCAAGCAACGGTGACGAAAACGCGCTAAAAACCGTGTTCTCGCAAGCTCGTGAACGGTTGGCGGTGAAGGCTATAGCCGCGACGCAACTTGAATTCGAAATGGAATTCGGCGATCTGCTCGCGCGTGTCCAGAATGACAAGACAGACCGCCGCACGTTTAGCGCCTCGTTACGCTACTTCCTGAACAAGTTTGGTAAGCAGGCTTACCTTGACGGCTTACAGGATGGCGGTGTGCAAACCGACGAACTCGACGACGAGGATCGCGGCAAGATCGCCGAAATGTTAGCCGAGCAGTCGCAGTATGTGAGCGAACTCGGTAGCGTGTTGTTTAAAGGTGACGGCATCACCGACATCGAAGCGGCGAACAAACCCACCATGTGGTGGAATAAGTCTGTGCTTCCCATGTATCAAGCAGGGTTGGTCAGTGCAGACCGTAACGGACTCTACGAGTGGGTATACGGCGACGCGGAACACTGCGACACATGCCTCAAGCTCAACGGACAGCGCCACCGCCTGCGCGATTACCAGCGTAAAGGGTTACTACCGAAGTCGGGTGATCTCGATTGCGGCGGGTATAACTGTAAATGTCAAATCGTCAAGGTGGTCGGTAAGGCTAGAGGCAACTGGGTTTAAACCACCGCACACACGAAAGCTCGCTTACTAGCGGGCTTTTTGTTTACCTGTTTTCAAGGACATAACATGCAAACAATCTACATCAAAAAGGGCGACCCGCGTTTAGGCGAACTGACACCGGAAGGGCAGTACCGATGGCCGGGCGTCAACGTCGCTTTCAACGGCTATCAGGTGCCCAACGTGGAACCGTATTACATCGGCGAACCCGATGACCGGGGCGGGCGCGTGTTCGTCGTTCGCTGCGAGGGCTTCTTTGACGCCGCGTTCGTGGTGGGCGAGGAACCGCAGTTAGAACCATTGGCATTCGATCCCGCACTGCCTGACCATGACAAGACAGTTGTCACGGTCAGCGATAGTAACGGCATCGTTGAAACCCACGTTATCGAAACGCCTGCCGCCGATACCGCCGTGATCGAGAAGCCGAAGCGGACGCGGAAAGCGAAGTAATCATGTTTCAAGATAACCCGACACCGACCGCCGATACCTTGACGATGCTCGGCGGTTCAATCAAAGCGATTGCCCCGCACCGTTACGGCGGGTACATGTGCAAGTTCACTAGCGAACAACGCCGCGACCTGACGGGCGAATATTTCGCACCCGATACTGACTTCATGGAAGACCTTTACCCGCTAAAGGGAATGGCGCTCTACCATCACGGTTTGGATGAGGAATTGAGCGTCGTGCCCATCGGTTACGTAGACGTCGCCGAGAAACGCGCGGACGGTATCTATGGCGAAACGGTGATTAACTTCGCCGAGAACTATAAAGCTTATGTCAAATCCCTACGCCAGCCGGACACATGGAAATCAGAACAGCTTGGCAGGGCGGCGGAATATCAGAAATACATCGAAGAAATGATCGAAGACGGGCAACTGTCTTACTCCCTCGGCGCGTTGCCGCAGGGTGTCGAGGTGGACGATAACGGCAAGATAAAACGCTGGCCGATTATCGAGCGCAGTCTGACACCGATGCCCGCCGAACCGCAGTTTACGAAGGTTACTCCATTGAAATCGCTTCCCATGCAATCGCTTAGAGGACTGGCAACAGTTAGAGGGGCGCAGCAGGACGACGCGACAACCAATGAGCAAAACAAAGACAATCACACAAGTAAAGGAATAGTCAACATGGATATAGAGCAATTGAAACAGCTTATCCAAGAAGTCGTCGCCCCATTGCTCGCCGCGCTGCGTCAGGAAGACGTACAGCAGGACGAAGAACTGGTCGATGAGGTCAAGGAAGCCGCCGAGGAAGAATACGCCGACGATCCCGCAATGGCGAAGTCACTGTCGAAAGAACAGTGGATTGAAAAGATCAACGGTTACGCGAAGGCCGCCCTTGAAGGTTTCTATCAGAACAGTAAGCAGTCTGAGTTAGCCGCCGCCGAGATGATCGCCGCCGCGAAAGCGAACGGACACCGCGCAGCCCTCGCCACTCAGGAAGGAAAGAGCAAAGTGAAGTCATTCAGCAAGGACAGCGACGCCAGCGTTCGCAAGAACTTCAACGTCAACTTGGGCGCGGAAGAACCTACATTCCTCGACACCATCAAGGCCGCGATGCCCGGCGCATCCGAAGCGGACAAGCGCCGTAGCGGTTTCGCCAGCGCTCATAATGAATACGTGGACAGCATCAAGGCGCAGAACCCCTATATCGGCCCGTTGGGTGGTTTCACGGTCGTTCAGGAATTGCGCGATCAAATCCTTGACCCGCTGCGCCCGAACGTCATCGCCTTTGACCTCGGCGTTCAGCAAACCGCCGCCAACGGCGCGGGCGCTGTCGTGCTGCCGAAGATGACCACCGCGCCAAGCGCGTTCCGTCCCGGCATCAACACCGCGATTACCGGCAGTCAGGCCAAGTTTGACACCGTGACCGCGTTCCTGCGTCCGATTGCCGCCGAAGTGATTATCCCACTTCAAATGCTGCAAACCTCGATGCCGCAGGCCGAAGCCAAGATTAAAGAGCAGATGGTCAAGTCCATCGCCCTGCAAATCGATAAGGAAATCTTCATCGGTACCGGCGACGTCGAAAGCCCGAACACGGGCGCGGGCATTCGCGGTATTCTGTCTCTCGCGAAGAATGTGGTCGATTTGAACCCCGCAGGCCGTCGCCCCGGTTATCAAGACCTCGTGAACGCGGTTACGCAGTTGTCGATTGAGAACGTGCCGGAAGACAACACGAACGGGTGGGCGATGCACCCCCGTACGCGTGGCACCTTCTGGGGCATGACAGACGCTGTCGGCCAACCGCTGTGGCGTGCTGATGTGTCAAAGATGCCGTACCCCGAAATGGTCGGCTATAAGGCCGCCGTGAGCACCCAAATTCCGGTGGACGTGCCGACGACCGACGCTGGTCGCGCCGATAGCTCGTACATTTTCTACGGTCGTTATGACATGGCCGAATACATCATGGCGCAGGACTTGGCAATCTTCGTTAATCCGTACATCTACAGTAATCAGTTGCAGGTTCAATTGCTAGCCTATACGTTTAGCGATTTTATCGTGCATTACAACGCAGCCTTCTACGTCATTAAGGGCGTCACGGCCTAGTTAGTTTCCACTAAGGAGGAAACAAAATGGCAATCCAGTTTAAGTTAGTTCTCAAGACCCTGCTGAATGCGGCATATAGCTCGTCCAGTGGTGGCAGCAGCGCGGCGTTGGATGTACAGCAGTACGCCGTCCAGCCGATCACGCTGTTGGTTAGCGCCCGCACGGGCGGCACCGCGACCACGACCGTGACCGTCGAACACTCAAGCGATGACGGCGCAACCGATACGTACACCGCCGTTCCCGCGTCCGCGCTGTATGACCTGAACACCGGTCTGGCGGCCACCTTCGGCACGTTCAGCACCACCGTCTATAGCAAGGCGCTCGGCTTGAATACGCAGCAGGTGAAGCGTTACGTCCGCGTGACCTTCGCAGGCACCAGCATTTCTCAGAATGTTGCGGTTGTTGCAGGCGTTCAGCAAGATTACACCGAAGTCGATGCGACTTACTAGGAGGTTCTAAATGGCTACCACAACTCTATCGGGGCCTACCTCACCATACGCGCCGGATACCGGAAACTTTGCGGTATCTCAGCAGCAGTTCGGTATCCCCCTTTTCGGGGGTACCGTTGGCGTCCTGTACGCGCGAGTGACTTACTTGACGACCTCGGACACGAATATTTTCGTGCTGCCGGAAGGCGCAGTCATTCTACAGTGGTTGGTCAACGTGACCACCGCGTTCAACGACAGCGGAACCGACTTGCTGAACATCGGCGGCGCGGCGACGGCGACCTATGCGTCCGGCTTGGATGTCGGCGCGATTGGTCAAATCACAGCCGGTTACGTACCCGGTAAACTGTTCACGACTCCACTTGGAACCGATACACAGATCACCGCGAAGTACACCGGACAGAACGCAGACGCCTCCGCAGGCGTGGCAACCATCGCCGTTTTCTATGCGTTGATGTAAGGGGAAAACAATCATGACTAACCAATATACATCAATCATCGCGTCGAGCAATCCAGCGGTCGCCGCTGGCTCGACCACGAACGGCGTCGTTGCGCTGTGGGCAACGCTGGCGTATACCGATACCGTCGCGAAATCGCTGTTCACCATCCCTGACGGGGCGGTAATTTGCGAATGGGTTCTGAGCGTGACCACGTTGTTTAACAGCGACGGTACCGATCAGGTGAGCATCGGCGTATCAGGTACGCAGGCCAAGTTCGCAAGCGCTGTTGATGTGTCTACCACCGGCTTAAAGACAAGCGGTGTTGTGAGCACACAGGTCGGCATTGTTCAGAGCGGGGCGCAGGCCGTAACCGCTGTTTACGCAGCGGGCGGAAGTGCAGCCAGCACGGGCGCGATGCGCATTGGTGTTCTGTACGTGATCCCCGGTTAAGTGTACGAGGGGCGGGGTAACTCGCCCCTTTTAAGGATTGTTAAATGGCTATCTCGATTAACTCAAGCTCACAGCAAACCGTTACCGCTGCAATCGCAATCAATACCAAAGTATCCCAAGTACTCGACATGCAAGGCGGGTTTCTGGGCGGTATCATCCTGCCTGCGGCGCTCACGAGTACAACGCTGACGTTTACGGTCGCCAACGCTCCCAACGGCACGTTCACATCGTTATGTGACACGAGCGGCTCGGCGATTAGCTACACGGTTGCAGCAAGTAAGGCTATCGCGTTCGCCAAGGACGTGTTCGCGCCTTGGCCTTACGTCATCCTAAACTTCGGCAGCAACGAAGCCGCCGCCCGTAGTGTGATTTGCATCATTCGTTCGACATGATCCGCGCAAGTATCCAGTACAACAGCAAGCCTATAGATGATTTAATCGGCTATCTCGACGGCTATGCACAGGTAGCGGAGGAAGAATTCAACGCCGCCTATACGGAAGTTGAACCGCTGTTGTTGAACGAATTACAAACGGAACCGGGGCCAACAGTTCACCCGATTGAATGGACATCCGAAAAACAGCGCAAAGCCTACTTTGCGACGGACGGCTTCGAGCACGGTATCCCGTACCAGCGAACGGGCGCTCTCGCGAAGGCGTGGCAGATCAGTAAACAGGGTTTCGGCTTAAACGTGCTGATTAAGGTACTCAATCCGAATCCCGCGTCACCGTTCGTTTACGGGTCACTGAGTATTACCAATCGCGGCAACCATAAACAGCAGTTTCATTCCAATACGGGATGGCAAACGGCGGGGGATACTGTGGACTTTTGGTTTGTTGCATTAACCGAACAGTACATTGCTAACATGAACGCGCGGCTCGGCGACGTGGTCGGCGGTACAAAGACACAGCGACGGGCATACACGAACACAAGGCGAAAATAATGGCATACGCGACACTTGCACAGGTACAAGCAGAAAACAAAATAGACCTTACGCAAAACCCGCTTGCGCCCGAAATCGTCGCGGGGAATAACTACCTGATTTCGGCGTTGGAGTTCGTGAGCAAGCGTATCGATCAGGAAACGCAATCCACGTTTGAACCGCTGCGCACCATCCGCTATTTTGACGCGGATCGTGATTATATTGACTTTTATTTGAACCAATTGTTATTAGATCGCCCGTTACTCGAAGCCATTGAGGTCAAGGTATTTGACCACCTCCTGCGCCAATGGGACGGGCAGCAGTCCACTTTTAACAACGCCGATTATTATGTTTCACGGCGCAACCTGTCACCCTATTACACGTTACAGGGCATTCCCTACATTCAACCTTGGAACCCGTACCTTTATGGCGCTTCGCTCAACTTTGTGCAGGCGTACCTGCAATGCATCAGTGTCGATGGCATTTGGTGCTATCGCGAATACTACCCACAAGAAGGCTGGAAGGCGTCCGGCGACAGCGTGCAAGACGTTAGCGGTATCGATGCCACACAAACGGTTATCATGGTAGGCAACGTAGGCGGCGTACAGTTCAACAATCAGACGCCGCGCTTCTCGCCGGGGCAAATGATTAGCATTACCACCGACTTGATTACGGAATACATGTATGTCGTGGATACCGACCTCGAAGGGCAGTCGATCACCGTTATTCGCGGGGTACGGGGCAGCACCGCCGCCACTCATGCCAAGGACACCGCAATTAAGATATGGTACCCGCAGCCCGAAATCCAGCGGGCGACGCTGCGCTGGTGTGCGTATCTGTACCAACGCCGCGCGGTATACGAGAAGGTGCAATTGCAAATGGGGCAGGGTGGAACCTATAGCGTCGTGTTCCCGCAAGACATACCGGAAGAAGTTCAAAACATATTGGAACTGTTCCGCAATCAGTCACCGACGAGCATTGTAATCTAATGGCAGACGCAACGCTAACCACTGCCTTACAAGCCTGTCGAGATAGTCTGACGCAGCTTGGGCAACTGGCGCTATTAAACAGCGTCGGCACGTATCCGTATATCGTCGCCGCGCCGAACGCATACCCGCGTATCGAGTTCAAGGTGACGGGCGGAAACCGTCAGAAAACAAGTTCGACCACTCAAGAGTATGACGTAAACCTGTACATGAAAATTACCTGCGCCAAGTTTGCACAGGGGTTTGATGGACAGGCGCAAGACTTGGCGGAGTTTACGTACTTGCCGCAGGTGTTGCAATACTTCGAAGAACACGCCGAACTTCGCAACCCGCAGACCAACATCGCGCCGCCGTACTTGGATGCGATTAACACCGGCATCGCCAACTTCCAAGCGATGACACAGCAGAACGAAATCGTCATCGTTCTAAACTGGTTGCTGGTATTCGATACGTCATTCCTGCGCTGCTAGTTTTCTAAACAGCGTCTATTTCAAGCCTAGCCGCCTATTTGCGGCGTTTTGTGTTTATAGAGGTGTCGTTATGACCAAATATGGAAAGATCGCCGCAAACGGTGAAACCGTCATCGAGGCCGACGAATGCGCGATCACGGGCCGTCCGGTTCTCGGATGGCACAGCGTTCGCCAGCAGGTAAGCGGGACGCCGTACTACTACCGTTACTTGAGTGACAAGGGTCACTTGCTCACGGACGAACTGCGGGCGGAACTCGCCGCAGGAATACCGAAGGAACCAATCGCGCCGACTGCCAAAAAGGGCACCAAGGTGCAAGATGAATTCGTATCTATAGAGGAGACAAAATAATGCCTGTCCAGTATTCGGCTGTCGGTACTAAGTACAATTACTACTCGTTTCTGAATAGCAGCGGTTACGCCGTAGGAACCGCTGCAACACTCGCCAACGGCGCGTCATCGGGCGCGGGGCGTATCAAGGGCGTGGAGCAGCTAGGGTTAGCCGTCCCGCCAGCGCGTAACATCGTCATCAAGGGCGATAACACCACGCTCGGCGCATTGCAAATCCCCGGTGACGCTGCGCCTACCGGGCAAATCCTGACCAGCGTCTACAACCCGACACTGTTTAACGGCGCTCAGGGCGTCATCAGTGAAACCATCGGGGCGACTGAAATGGACATCTTCGGTATTCCCTGCCCGAATTTTCAACCGATGTGCATTATTACCAATGCGCCCGCGTTGAACCAGACTGCAGGCAGCATCGGCTTGAATGGTTACTCGACTATCGTGTGGAACCATATCACCATGCTTCCGCTTGAAGAAACTCAGATTACAGACGCCACCGCACACCAGTTCACAAACAACGTGCTCGGTACGTTCTCAAGTATTAAACCTTGGGGCGCAACGATTACTAGCGGCACCAACGGCGCAAATCAAGCGCTTGGTGTGCGCTGGTTCAACACCTACCCGTTCACTCTGATGAGCTACACGGGCGACAACAGCACGACCACTGTTACCCTTGACGAAACACCAGCGGGAACCACCGGCAACGATGTTTTCGTGTGGGTTGACGGCACCAAGCTTGTCGAGGGGGCGGGATCGGGTAAGTACACGGTCGCAGGTAGCGTGGTCACATTCGGAACCGCACCAGCGGCAGCCGCGAAGGTGGTCATCGGTTACTTCTTCGTCCCGTACTGCTAGAGGATAGCATGACACAACTCACTAACACGTTTGACGGTATCACGGTCACTGTCCGCGCTCGTAGGGGCGCGGATGTGTGGGACGAATTCGTTGTAAAAGCGAAGTTACCCAAAGAAGAGACCGCCGCGAATTCATACCGCAGCGACAAGTTCGCCGAGTTCGTTACCGCAACGGTATCGGTGTCAGGCGAACTTGGTTTTAAATGGGCAACTGTGAACAGCAGCGCCGATGAAATGCAGGCGGCTTATGAGGAATGGTGCAACCTTGACCCTGACCTCATGGTGAAGTGGTGGAACCTCATCTACGACGCCAAGAAACCACCGCTACCGGAGGCGAACACGACACCGGGAAACGGCTAGCGCCTGACATCCAGCGTGATCGTCAGGCGATCCACGACCGGCTAGAGAAGGTATTCGCGGAAAAGAACCAGACCGACGAAGAACGCTATGAGGATTTGCGCCAATGGCTTGACGCCGATGAATGCGTGCTCCCGACCGACTTACTTGTGAATTGCTACTTCGATTGGCTGGCAAGTAACCGCGTGGTGTGGCCGTTCGCAGGCGGGCGGTTACAGCAGCCGCTATGGGTGCTCGACGTGTTCAAGACGATTGAACGCCTCGACGAGTTCTACCAATTGAAACGTAAGCTGATTAAACCCGTGACGATCACGGCGACGGGGCCGGACGACGCGCTGGTGAGTTAGCGCGGTGCTGCGGCGGTTTGTGTGGCGTTGTAGTACAGCGCTCCAAGCGTGACCTGATATTCGGCTAACGCTTTCTGTGAACGCTGCGAAACGTCAATGCCGTACACCGCCGCACCAAGTAACACCAGTAGAACCACGCCCAATATAACGAGCGTGGTTTTTTGTTTTTTCGTCATGCGTCTTCACCTTAGAATTTTGTATTACAGGCTAACACGAAATGCCGGACAACACAAACGAAGTTAATCTAAATTTTAAGGCAACGGGGCTTAATGACGTTGACCGTGCCAAGCAAACCCTAAAGGGCTACCGTGACGAAGTCGAGAAAGCGAAAACGGCAGGCGATGCCACCGCGCAAGCACTCAACGAACAGCTTGCGAAATTGGCACAAAAAACCGTTGCGCAAGAACTCGGTAAGCAGTTCGGGCAACTCGCCGTAAAAACGGGCGACACGACAAATGCGGTAAAAGGGTTAAATGACGAGCTTCAACAGCTAGGACTTTCCACCAAGGACATCGCGGCAGCAGGTAACGCGTTTGAGTCTGCCCAAAACAAAGCATTAGCATTGGCTGAAGCAACCGCGAAGGCTGAGGCCAATGCAAGACAGCTTGCAGAGGCAAATGCAGCGGCGGCAGTAAGCGCAGCAACCAATCCAGTAACACAGGGTATAGATGGTGGTGGTGGCGTCGGGTCATCTATTCGGTTATTTGGTAGTCAGCTTAGATCGTTACCGTCTGTTCAGTTAGGCGGCGGCATTGGCTCGGATTCCGTCGCGAATATTATTAGGCTATCAGGGTCATTTGCGGAATTAACCCAAAAGGTGCCAGCGTTAGCAGGTGTTACTGAGGCATTGACGCCCATAATCGGTGGTGCGGCGGCAGGTATGGCAACGCTGGCTATTCCCGTTGCAGCAGTCGCAGCGGCGGCGATCCCGTTAGCGCTGGCTATTAAAAGCGTTTCCGATGAAGTTGATCGCAACGTTAAATCATATCAGGATGAACTTAATGCGCTTAAACAACTAACGGATTTCAAAAATCAAAACATTACCGAGGCTCGCAAAACAACCGCTGCGGAAAATCGGCAAGAAGCGGAAGACCAACAGCAAAAGATTAAAAATCAGCAGGATTATCTTACCAAACTCAGAGAACAACGGGAAGAAATAAACCGTGAATATACTGAGTTAGGGAGTTCGTTTGACCCCGCTAAACGCAAAGAACTCGCTGGCAAAGGGTCGGAAGTAGATACTGCGATTGAGGAAGCCACTAAGGCACTCATCACGCTTGGTACGCAGGCACAAAACACGGTGCTTACGTTGGGGCCGGAAATTGACGCACGTGAAAAAGAAACCAAAGCGATAGAAGCCCAAAATAAAGCAACCAATGACCGTGCAAATGCAATTGTGCAAGATGCGGCAATACAGGCAAAAATTGACTCGGAAATCCGCACGCTGACGAAAGACCAAGCGAACGCACGGTTGCAGGCTATCGAGGACGAGAAGAAAAACGTTCAAGATCAGATTGATCAATTAAGCGCGTTACCTAACCGTACCGACGAAGTAACATTAAAACTACAGCAGCTTGGCACGCAGATGGACGCGCTGAAACAGGAAAGCGCAGGACTATCCGCCGCACTGAATAACCTACCCGCCGAACTTAAGAAGGCGGCGGACGAGGAAGCCAAAATTCGTAAGGCGATGGCAGATACCACCAAGAAGTATCTGGATGACACCAAGAAGCTAGAGGACAACAAAAACCAAGCGCTTTACGAGAGCACCAAGAAATATAACGACACTCTCGTAAACCTTGCTGCCCAATCGGCAAAAGCGGCAGAGGACTCATTACGCAAGCTCCAAGAGAAACGCGCCGACCTCGCTACCACGTTCGGGAACACCGAAACCGACGCGGTCAAGAAGGCGCAGTACAAGCAGCTTGACGACCTCGAAAAGTATCAGCAAACGGAAGCCAAGGCCGCCCGCGATCACGCCAACGACCTCGTTAAAATCCAACGCGATCAGGCGGATAAGGAACTTGACGCGGTTACAAACCGTGACTTCAAAGCGCTGTATGAACTGCAACGCAACAAGCAGAAAGAACTCGACGCCGCTAACGAAACATACAACCAAGCGAAGGCAGATCGCGCGGAAGCGTTTGCACAGCAGCAGAACGACGCCGCCGAACAGTTCAAGCGTGAGGAAGAACAGCGGCAGGTCAACTATAAGCGCCAACTTGATCAAGCACAGGTCGCCTACAACCGCGAAGTCGCGCAGGCGCAGCGCAATTATAACGATGCTTACCAGAAAGCCTACACGAGCTACGTCAACGAGCAGAACATCCTCAACGCCAAGTACATCGCACAGCAGAACCAGCTTAACCAATCGGTAACGGCACAATTGCAGTTGCAGGCGCAAGGCGACGCGGCGAAGCTGAAACTCGAAGCCGACTACTACGCGCGTTCTCAGCAGTTGATTAAAGGTATCTACAGCAATGGCGGCTCGACGGCGGCGGGCGGTGTAGGTAGTGGTGGACGCGCAACCGCGACCGCGCTGGCAACGGGCGGGACGGCGACACCGGGTAACGATTACCGCGTGAACGAACCCGGCAGCGGGGGCGGGGAATCGTTCTCCGCGAACGGGCGGTCAATCGACCTCCCCGGCTTCGGCGTTTTCCGGCCTTCGGTGGGCGGTACGGTGTCGAATAACAACAACAGCAAGACGGTCGCCGTGACAATCAATCAAAGCATCACAGGCGGACGCGACGAAGCACGTTTAGCGAAGCTGGCAGCGGAAGAAGCCCGCAAAGCCGTAATCGATTTGGTGAGTTAATATGTCGTACTCGTATCCCGATAACGCCCCATACTCATTAGCGGCGGGGTGGAACCAGTCAGACAGTCTTCAGGTTTTGGCAGGGTATACACCGTCAGGTGTGACGCGCCCGTTTAATTTCTTCATCGGCTTCGGTCTGTACAACGCGGGGCAGGTTAGACAACTGCCCCTGATTAATTACATAAGTGGCTACGCATCGGTGCAATGGGCGTTCTCCTATCTCGACTTTGACCAGTATTTATGGTTGAACACCACGTACTGTAACAGCGGTTACAGCGGCCTCGTGACCGCTCTCGTGACTGTTCAGGATCAAGAAACCCCCGAATATTGGAACGCCAAGCTACAGCTACCGAAGGAAGCAGAACTGAGAGCCTACCGCCCCGGTTGGGATACGCCGACGATCACGCTGTTCAAGTACTCCGATGCCGCGCCACCGACGCCACCGTAGGCGGTTCTTACGCGCTTCTATTGTCGTGGATGTATAATGGATACATAGCGAATAGGAGCGTGAAATGAGCGACAAAATACAAGTAACGCAAGACGGGCGAACCTACTCCTCATTTGAGGATATGCTTACACGGCGAACAACCGAATACGTAGACGGGCAAGCTGTAAGCGAACACGTTGAGTACAGCGATAAGTTGGAAGCGTTCATTCGAAAGATTGTCCGCGAAGAAATCACCAAAGCGGTGAATGAAGTTACTCTCAATATGCGAGGGCGGTGAATGATGGTTGACGTGACACCTACCTACCAATCCGCAGTAAAAAGCATTAATGAGGACATCGAGAAACTTACCGCTGCGCTATCCCTTGTTAGTGAAGTGCGCATAAAGGCAGCAAACGCCAACAACGAAGCACTTGCACAGACAATCCGTCTTATCGGCGGTGAAATCGCTTGGTTACAAAGCAAGCGCACCGAAGCGAACAAGTACTTGAGTGGCGGTGAATGATGGGTGAACAATCACTACTCGACTTGGACGCACACTTGAGGGCTGAGCAACATAAGAAACAGTTAATTGAAACCGTCGAATTACTCGCCGACTGGCGTAATGTTGAACCGCCTGAAATACCACCAAACGCAAATGTCGAGGAAATTCAAGCCATTAAAGACGCGTTTTTTAAAGACAGGAACTATACGACGAAATTAAAGCAGAACGGGTCAAGTGCCATAAATCGCGCATCCAATGTTCCGCCACCTAATCAAAACCCTAGTCAGTGGCATGTAAACACCCCACCACCGCCGAAACCAGACCCGCGTATTGTTCCACCAGCGGTTAAGGATATAAGTGGAGCATTTACAAACAAGATGCCGCACGAAATCGATAAGAAGCCTTGGTGGAAGTTCTGGTAACTAACCACACCGTTTACTAACCATTAAAAACCTCGCAATCGCGGGGTTTTTGCTTTCTTAGGATACTGAATGCCATTCCCATCAGCGCTCACGACACCCGATTACGAAAAACTACGCGGTACGGATACCGTAAACCCGACCTATTGGGCTTCTGAATTCGTGGTCTTCGGTTCCAACGCGGTCGTCATGTCCGCACGCGTGAACGGCGCTCCAACGGGCACAAGTTATGCACAGGTGACGTATGACGGCGCAAGCGGAAGTTATACCAACATTATCCCAAATATGACGGTGTTGATTGGCGCGGACAGCGACCCGCGTAACGCCACTTTCATCGGACGCGCCCGCAAGAACGGCGCGGGCGTAATCGCTACGTCAACGATACTTTATATCAATGAGACATCGGCACTTATCCCAGATAATGCTTATATTTGGGTTATCCGTGACTACCGCTTACAAGACCGTTTGTCTCGTCAGGTGGGTTTGACACAGTATTCAGATTACGACATTAGCTATCAACCCGCATCGCCATACATCACCGGCATTAATCCCGCTTACGTCAATGTGGTATCGGGCACGCCTGAAGGCTACACGATAGCGTTCACGCCAACGGGCAACCCAATCGCCAGCGGAAGCACGATTAACAATTCATCATGGCAGTGGCTTGTTCCGTCCGACACTGCAGGCGCGACGTTCACGGTGGGCAGTAACACGTCCCAAAACCCGACCATCCGCTTTGATGCGGGTTACAGCGATTGGGTGACTGTCTACGTATCCGACAGTAACGGCCAATATGGCTTCTTCCATTTCTACGTAGGCGCGGTGCCCACCGATTTTAGCGCCGTCATTACGCCAGCGGTCAACAACGTGAACTTGACGCTGTCGGAGAACGGTTGGGACGGTACGTTAGACGCGTTCGCGGGCGTCAATGAACTGCTCGACAACACGCTATGCATTGTCTTTGATATTGAAATGTACAACGGCAGCGAAGGGTCGATTTTTAGCAACGTGCGCTTCGTCGGGCGTATCCGCAAAGAGAACAACGCGACCACCAGTGACGCCACCTACAACCAATTACAGCAGGTGACCTACGACCTCGAAGGCATGGCGTCGCAGTTCGGGCGTGTGGAACATCTCCCGTTTACGTTGCGTAACAGCGCCGCGCCGACTGTCTTTGATGAAATGGTGAATTTAACCGTATGGCGTGGTATTGCCTACACACTCTATTGGCGGTCAACGTTCCTTGAAATCTTCCCGCTGTCGTTCGATAGCACCGATAACACGTTCTTGTATCCGGTGCTGCCGACGCAGGGCGGGAACATCTTTGCGATTATCAAGGAACTTGCCGACAACATCAACGCGGTACTACAAGCCGCGCCAACAGGTGAAGTGCAGATTGTCCGTAATGCGCTGTTCCTGACAACGGCACAGCGCAACGCCTTAACCACCGTTGCCAATTTTGATCTACACGATTACATCGATTTCACGCTGGAAATTAATCAAGTGGACATCGCGGGCAAGGTGCAGGCTTACGGCGGCTACTACAACGCGCTATCGGGTAACGTTATCGCGCTGGCATCGATTGCACCCGGTCTAGCACAGGGCATCGGCGAAGGTATTAACACCTTTTCGCGCAACGTCCTCGCCGTTACGAGTTCACAGGACGCCGCGCAGGCAGAACTCAACAGTCGCGCGGGTAATCAGTATGAGATCGTGCGCAAGCAGCAACCGACGCTTACTGTGACTATGCCGGACGGCTACGACTTCATTACGGCGTCCGCTAATCAATGGTACACATGGACACTCACCGCCAACGAGGACACGGGCGGGAGGGCATACACGACGGCGGATCGCTGGCAGTGTATCGCGGGCAGTCAGACGCACGACATGGGCGCAGGAACGAAGGCTATACAATACACGTTCAGACTCGAAAGCCAAGGCACACCGGGCACGAAACCGCCTGACGTGCCACCGGATGCGGTCACGCCTTCGCTGCCTGTCATTCCACCGTTACCCGCGTTTCCAAGCTTGCCGCCGCTGCCGTCGATCTATCTACCGCCGACGCCGACGCCGGGCGACCTACCGCCGTATTCCCCGCCAACCGTGATTTCGAACGGGAACGTGCTGGCGGCGATTTCGAGCATTCAGGAATGGGCAACGCCGAACGCGCTGTTAACCTCAAGTCCGACATTCAACGAAGGAACGCCGCAGGACTCGCTTACCTATACCGCGTTTCAGTGGGTGGGGTTGGGCAGTAAGGGCGGGTATTTACTTGGTAATGACGGCACCGATACCACGCTGTTTTACAGCGAGGACGCGACCGCTGCCAATCCGGTATGGAGCAGCACGGTACTGAGCAGCGTACTCTATTCACAAATCCGCGTCGGCAGCACATCGGGCGCGTTGTGGCTGGTGGGTACGGGCGGCGGTACGAGTACCGATACCTACGATTTTACTATCGATCAGCAAGGATGGGACGCGCTCGTGAACTCGGGCTTCAGTCCCTCAACGTTAGCCAACTACAGCCCCGGCGTCGGATGGACACAACACACGAATGATGGTGTCGCGTTTCCAACTAACCGATTTTCGCAGACCGATATTGTCATAACGTTGCCCGCTTCGACATTTCGCCAAATCGATGTGTACTATGACAACTTGAGTTTAGGCAACGACTCCGGTTCACCTAATTACCCACAGCTTGTCATGTTGGTGGATGGATCGCCTATTCAAGACACGTCAAATGTCCCAACGGGAAGCGGTGTTGTTAGTTGGGTAGGGACATCCTCAGGTAGCGAAGTCACCATAATTCTAAACAACAGTTTCCGCGATGACAGCGTGACATGTACGGGTACGGGTACGATTACCAAGGTTGAGATTACCCACGAAGGCGGCGGCGCAATATCGACGCGCTATTCCAGCAACTACGGCTCGACGTTCGGTTCTGATGTCAGCGTCGGCACGGCAACGGGCGCGGATACCGGTTCGGATAGCGTCAAGGTCGGAACGACTATCCTCGTCGCTGCCGATGGGCAGGTGCGTAAAGCCAGCGCGGGCGGCAGTTACAGCGATTACGGCGATCCACTGCCTGCGGGCTTTATACCCGCCTGTATCTGGATACCCTACTACAAAATTGGGTCAACCAGCGTTACCAATTCCGCCACAAATCCCGATTACGTTATCGTGAGCAGTGGACTTGATAGCGCGACCGAGTCCGTTTACCTCGTGACCGATGCGGGCACAACCTTCAACGCGATCACGCCGATTGTGAGTGCGGTAAAGGGCGTCGGCGTCGGGGCGAACTGTTTGACTATGCCGTTCAAGTCAGGGAAGCGCATGGCGGCGGTTCTGTCATTCAGTGGAACGCGCAAGCTGGTTGTCAGTACCAACATTGGCACATCGGACACGTTTACATCGCGCGGGGCAGTGGGGACGGGTGCGCAGTCGGTTCGCTACCGACGCGGCGACAACACGTTTAATCAACTCGCCATCGGCAACGGTTCAACGGGGTTACTCGTCAGCCAGAATAACGGGGTGTCGCTACTCAGCAAGGGCAATCCGGGCGCGAACGCCCTTATCTTTGCTGATTTCTTCTAATGAACAACCACACAATACGAAGGGCTATCATTGTGATAGCTCTTTTTTGGAGTCTATCTATGGCGGGTAATCGAGAATTCGAACGCGCGAAAACACAATACCAACGGGACGTAGCAAAACTCTATCAAAGTGCAGTTCTTGGCGGGTATGATAAAAACGGTAATCCGATCATTGATGATCCAATACTTCCGGGGTACTGCTATGTTCGCTACCCGCAGGCGGGTGGGGAATTATCCGCCTCAACGGTCTTACCCTACGAGTCAACACAGCAGAAAATATTCGGTAGCGCCGTAAGACTTGGATACAATCGCGTTGGACAGTTGGCTATTTTAGGCCCTGATACTCTCGCTCAAAACTCAGGCGGTTACAACACGCTCGGCAACAACGCCAACGATCCCAACGTGAGCTATTACGTCGTCCAGCAGCGGATTACCACCGCCAACTCGCATCCGGTTTCCAGCGCGACCGCGAGTATGCTGGTCACGATCCAAAACTGGTTATGGATCGAAGCGCGAACCGTGAACTACTTCCTCGGAGGCGACGGCGGCGGCAGTGATCCGATTGACCTCGAACCGTACATTCCCGCAGGCTCGAACACGCAACTTGCCGCGTGTCTGTTCGTGAAAACCGATAACACGGTGGAGGTGATTACCTCAACACCGAAGCCGATCAACGTTTCGCTTGACATCAGTGATATACAGGAATGCGTTACCGCAAGCTCAGTAGGTAGTAAGCCTATTTGGGCGTGGCGTCTGTACAACGGGCAAACGGGTATTACGCCGGGAAACCTTGCAGCGGGTGGAGATGACTTTTTAGACCTGCGCCAGTTCATCAACGTAGACTCGTCATCAACGAGCACGGCGGCGACCACCGTTTACGGCGGCGGGTATAACTACGAGTTCAACGGTGCAAACTACGACATCGGCTTCGGGTACTCGACGGATGGCAGGCGGTTTACGCGGGGCGTCGAACCCGCCGTCGAGCATGGCAGCGGAAGCGATTGGGACAGCGTCCGTGTCACCGCGCCGTACATCGTCAACTTTAACGGCGTGCTGTACATGTACTTTATTGGCTACGATGGCACGACCGCGCAGATCGGACTCGCGCAGTCGTTCGACAGCGGGCTAACGTGGACAAAGTACGCGTCGAACCCGATAGTCACACCGACGCAGGCATGGGAAAACAACGTCGCCAACTGGGTTCAAACCCCGATGGTGATCTATGATGTCAAAGAAACCAACAGCGCCCGTAAGTGGAAAATGTGGTACACGGGCGGGCAGTATGGCGCGGGCGGCATCGGCTACGCTTACAGCGCGGACGGGCTTTCGTGGACGAAGTACGCCAGTAATCCAGTTTTAGCGCCTACGGGTGGTTCGAATTGGGATAGTACACTGCTTAGTCTCGGCCCGGTAACGCGCCTCAATGATACCTATTACATGTTCTATTCAGGTAATCATTCGAGTGTGTGGAAGTCGGGACTCGCGACATTTACTGACCCTGAAGGCACGTACACGCGCAGCAGCAACAACCCGCTCATGTTTGGCGACGGTATCCAAGAGGACTTGACCGCAGGTGTCACCGCTGGCGATACCACGTTAGCAGTAACCGACGCAACCGTGTTTCCAATTGGTGCGCCCGTATGGGTAAACGATGGTTCAAACCACTATTTGAGTTATGTGATTGCACAGGCATCACCGACTGAAATCACACTGGAAAACCCCGCGCCGCTGGCTATTTCCAGCGGCGGCAACGTCCGCAGCGCTGCCAAGGTTAGCGTCGGCATTACTGATGCGCAGTATGACGGCGGTTGGACGTTTACGGTGGTTGCCTTCCAATCAGGCGGCAATGATACCGCCTTCGATGAACTCGCAATGCTGGCGTATGCGGATGACAGTTTAGAACGGGCATACATCGATTACAGCGACGGGTTAGTAATCCGCCCGACGCTTGCCGAAACACAGGGCACATATTTGTCGATTGAGAACGTATTCCGCGTTCCGTTCTGGAACACACTCAAACGCTTCTACGCGCCACCATCGGGCGGCGGCGGAGTGACCGCTGTAACCGCGTCGGCTCCGTTATCGAGCAGCGGCGGTGCAACACCGGACATTAGCCATGATACCAGCGGCGTGACACCGGGCAGCTATACCAGCGCTAACATTACCGTAGACGCCGAGGGACATGTTACCGCAGCCAGCAACGGCGGCGGGGGAGGTGGGGGTAACGTCAGTATACTACTCGATTACGTAGCAGCGACCGACATCGCAAACCCGACATCCGTAAGCAGTAACACATGGACGGACGTTGGAACGAACCAAACGTTCACCGT